CATTAGGTATTTCTACAGGTAATTTTCAATGGATAGGTGGTATAAAAGATACAAGCGTTATATTTTACCCAGATCCAAAAGGTAGATTTAAAATAAGTTGGGTGCCACCTCAACATATACAAAATAAAGTTGTAATAAAAAATGGTATAAAATACCCTGGTAATGAGCATATGGGTTCTTTTGGTTGTGACTCATACGATATATCAGGAACTGTAGACGGTCAAGGTTCAAAAGGTGCATTGCACGGATTAACAAAGTTTAGCATGGAAGACGCACCAGCTAATACTTTTTTCTTAGAATATTTATCAAGACCACAAACTGCAGAAATGTTTTTTGAAGACGTTTTAATGGCATTAGTATTTTATGGCATGCCAATACTTGCAGAAAACAACAAACCAAGATTATTATATTATTTAAGGCGTAGAGGTTATAGAGGTTTTAGTATGAATAGACCTGATAAAGTTTGGAACAAATTATCTACGGCAGAAAAAGAGGTTGGTGGTATACCAAACTCAAGTGAAGACATAAAACAAGCTCATGCAGCTGCAATTGAAATGTATATACAAGATCATGTTGGTTTAAAACAAGATGGTAATTATGGTAACTTGTATTTTAACAGTTTATTAAATGACTGGGCTAGATTTGATATAAACAAAAGAACAAAATTTGATGCTGCAATAAGTTCTGGTTTAGCTATTATGGCTTGTAATAGACATTTATACAGGCCAAATGCAAATATAGAAAAACCAAAATTAAATATAAATATTGCTAAATATAAAAACACAGGTAGTATTTCTAAATTAATAAAATAAATATGTATAAAAAAGTTATAAAAAATTATTTTCCTAGTCAAGTGGTTAGTGATGCAGAAAAATCTAGCAAAGACTACGGACTTGAGGTTGCGAAAGCAATTGAAAGTGAGTGGTTTCACAATGACAAAGGTCACAATAAATACATAAAAAACAGGAACAGTTTTCACTCATTAAGGCTTTATGCTAGAGGAGAGCAGTCAATACAAAAATATAAAGATGAGTTATCTATAAACGGTGATTTATCTTATTTAAATTTAGATTGGAAGCCTGTGCCTATTATACCTAAGTTTGTTGATATAGTAGTAAATGGTATTGCAGAAAGAACTTTTGATATTAAAGCTTATTCACAAGATCCGTATGGAGTAAGTAAAAGAACTGAGTATATGGAATCTATGCTTGCTGATATAAGAACAAAAGATCTTGCTAATTTTGCCGAACAAAACTTAGGTATTAATATTAGAGAAAACGACGTACAAGATTTGCCAGAAACAGAAGAAGAGTTACAGCTTCACATGCAGTTAACATATAAACAGGCTATAGAATTAGCTGAAGAGCAAGCATTAAATGTTTTAATGAATGGTAATAACTACGAATTAACTAAAAAACGTTTTTATTATGATTTAACAACTATAGGTATTGGAGCAGTAAGAACAAACTTTGATACTTCTCAAGGTGTTACTATAGATTATGTTGATCCAGTTGATTTAGTTTATTCTTACACTGACTCACCATATTTTGATGATATATATTATTGTGGTGAAGTTAAAACTATACCGTTTAACGAATTAATAAAGCAATTTCCTAATCTTACTCAAGCTGATTTAGAAAGTATACATAAAAGTAGTAGTAGAAGGATGACATCGATGGATAATAGAGATATGTATTCTGACGAAGAGTCTGATCAAAACAAAATAGATGTTTTATATTTTAATTATAAAACTTATAACAACGAAACTTATAAGTTAAAAAATAAAAAAGACGGTGGTCAAAAGGCTATAGAAAAAGATGATAGCTTTAATCCACCGGAAAACGTTGAAGATTTTAGCAAAATATCAAGAAAAATAGAAGTTCTTTACGAGGGCGCTATAATATTAGGTTCTGATAGAATATTGAAATGGGAGTTGTCTAAAAATATGATGAGACCTAAAAGCGATCATACTAAAGTAAAAATGAATTATTCTATTGTTGCTCCACGTATGTATAAAGGGCGTATAGAGTCTTTAGTTGGTAGAGTAACTGGTTTTGCTGATATGATACAGCTTACCCACTTAAAGTTACAGCAAGTAATGTCTCGTATGGTGCCAGATGGTATATATCTTGATGCTGATGGTTTGGCTGAAATAGATTTAGGTAATGGCACAAACTACAACCCACAAGAAGCTTTAAATATGTTCTTTCAAACAGGTTCGATAATTGGTAGATCATTTACATCTGACGGTGATATGAATCCTGGAAAAGTGCCAATACAAGAAATAACTAGTGGTAATGGAGGTGCTAAAATGCAAAGCTTAATAGGTACATACAACTATTACATGCAAATGATCAGAGATGCAACTGGTCTTAATGAAGCTAGAGATGGTACTATGCCAGATAAAAATGCTTTAGTTGGAGTGCAAAAACTAGCTGCGGCAAACAGTAATACAGCTACAAGGCACATATTGCAAGCTGGTTTATATTTAACTTCTGAAGTTGCTGAGCAAATATCTTTACGAGTTTCTGATATACTAGAGTATTCACCGACAAAAGATGCTTTTATACAACAAATAGGCGCTCACAACGTTGCTACTTTAGAAGAAATAAAAGAATTACACTTATATGATTTTGGTATATTTTTAGAACTACAACCTGACGAAGAAGAAAAACAAATACTAGAAAACAATATACAAGTTGCTTTGTCAAAAGAAAATATAGAGTTAGAAGATGCTATTGATCTTAGAGAAATAAAAAATATAAAACTTGCTAATCAACTATTAAAAATACGTAGAAAGAAAAAGCAAGATAAAGATCAGCTTAGACAACAACAAAATATGCAAATGCAGTCTCAAACTAATCAGCAAGCTGCACAAGCTGCTGCGCAGGCTGAAATACAAAAAAATCAAGCAAACATGGAGCTTGAAATGCAGTTGGAACAAATGAAATCACAGTTAGAATCTCAGCGACAAGCAGAAGAGGTTAAATACAAAAAAGAGTTAATGGAAGTTGAATTTAATTACAACATGAAATTAAAACAAATGGAGTCTGAGGCTAACACAATGAAAGAAACTGAAAAAGAAAATCGTAAAGACGAAAGAACTAGAATACAAGCTACACAACAAAGTGAACTTATAGAACAAAGAAATACTGGTAATACACCTAAAAACTTTGAGTCTGCAGGTAATGATATATTAGGAGGAGGCTTTGATTTAGGTAGCTTTGAGCCTAGATAAATTATTATTAATTATTATATTATATTATGGAAGAAAATGTAGAAAATGTAGTTGAAGAAACTACACAACCAACTGAACAAACAGTTGATGAAAGTAAATTTAAAAGCGCCGGAGATGACAATGTCATTAAGGTTGATTTAAGTAAACCACCAAAACCAGAAGAAGAAAATGAAACTAAAGAAGATAACGCTGACGACAGCGGAGTGGCTGCAGAGTCTAAAGATGCCGAGCCCACAGAAAAACAAGAAGAAGTACAACCGGAAGCTGAAACACAAGAAACTCCAGTATTAGAAGAAGTTACAGAAGAAACTACAAAACCTGTTGAAAATATAGAAAGTGTAGTAGAAGAGCAAACCGGTCAAGCTATACCAGAAGGATTACAAAAAGTAATAGACTTTATGGAAGAGACTGGTGGTAGTTTAGAAGATTATGTAAAACTTAATCAAGACTATGGCAATTACGATGATATGGCTATATTGAAAGAGTTTTATAAACAAACAAAACCTCACTTAACTGAAGATGAAATAAACTTTTTAATTGAAGATAATTTTATTTACAATGAAGAGATAGAAGAAGAAAGAGATGTGAGAAAAAAGAAAATAGCGCTTAAAGAGCAAGTTGCCAGCGCTAAAGCCCATTTAGACGGGCAAAAGTCTAAATACTATGAAGAAATTAAAGCTGGATCAAAACTCACAAAAGAGCAACAAAAAGCAATTAATTTTTTTAATAGATACAATAAAGAGTCGGAAGAAAATAACAAGATAGTAGAAAAACAAACTAATACTTTTTTAAATAAAACAAACGAAGTGTTTAATGACTTTAAAGGTTTTGAATACAAAGTTGGTGACAAAAGGTATAGGTTTAATGTTAAAGATGTTGATAAAGTAAAAGAAAACCAAAGCGACATTAATAATTTTGTCAAGAAGTTCTTGAATGAAAACAACGAAATGTCAGATGCTATTGGTTATCATAAATCTTTATTTACAGCTATGAACTCAGATGCTATTGCTAATCATTTTTATGAGCAAGGAAAAGCTGATGCGTTAAAAGAAACTATAGCTAAATCTAAAAACGTTAATATGGATCCTAGAAAAGTGTTAACAAACGAAAACACTAGCGGTCCTAAAGTTAGAATACTTGATGATAAAACTCAGCCAACCTTTAGAGTAAAAAAACAAATTTAAACAATAATTTAAAAAATAAATAAATATGGCAATTTCAAGTTATGGTAGCGGTACTTTTGCTGCTGCACCAATACAAGCTGCGTTAGTCTCTAATTATATAGACTTCGCAACGGGATCAGGGGTAGACTGGTCACAACAATATCTACCAGATTTGATGGAAAAAGAAGTTGATATTTTCGGTAACAGAACAATATCAGGATTCTTAGCACAAGTAGGAGCTGAGGAAGCTATGACTGCTGACCAAGTTGTTTGGTCTGAGCAAGGTAGACTTCACTTAACTTACACTTGTGAGATTCAAACTGCATCTTCATCTTTAGTAAAAATAGTAAACGATGTTGATGGAAATACAATAGGCGCTAATCACGGTATTAGAGTTGGTGATCAAGTTTTATTAGCTAAAGCTGGAACAACAACTAGAGGTTATGTAGCTCAAGTTAACCAAAATAATTCTGGAGCAGTTCAAACTACTGCTGGAGCAGATCAATACATTACTGTTTTACCTTATGGACAAGCAGAACTAAGTACAGGTTCTTTGTGGTCTGATTCTGATGACACTGTTAGAATTATGGTTTATGGATCTGAGCATGCTAAAGGTACTGAAGGTAAAGCTGCTGGTAACAAGCCACAGCACAAATCTCATACTAACAAACCAATTATTTTGAAAGACTTATATGAGATTTCAGGATCTGATGCTTCTCAAATTGGTTGGGTTGAAGTAGCTGCTGAAGACGGTACTACAGGTTATTTATGGTACTTAAAAGCTGAAGCTGAGACTAGAGCTCGTTTCGCTGATTACCTAGAAATGACTATGATTGAAGCACAAAAAGGAGATTCTACATCTGAGATTCACGATCATACTGGTGGTTTAGGTACAGATACTAACGTTGGTACTGAAGGTTTATTCTCTGCTATTGAATCAAGAGGTCACGTTTCTACTGGTGTAACTGGTGTTAATGCTGCTACTGATTTAGCTGAGTTTGACGCTATGTTAGCTA